TGAAATCAAAAGTAGAAGACTTTCCATTCCATAGAGTTAGCGCATCATAGGAAGAAGCTTGATAAGTGGAAAGAATATCATCTTGGTTTGGAGGATATTCAAGAGAAGAAGTAAAGAATAAATAGGAGTTTCCAATATATAAATCACTCATTGCCCCTCCCTCTATAATGAAGCGGCTTGTATAATCATAAAAATGATTAGCATAATCTTTGTTCACACAAAAATCTTGCAATTTGTCTGCATAATACTTGAGCAAATCTTCAGTTACCGCACAACTCCTATAAAACTTTTCCTCTTCCCATGGCGGGATAGGATACTCCCTATTCGGAGTTCTAAAGTTAAAAACAAAATTGGGATCCCCCAAGATAGCAACTGCTATGCCTTCAGGAGTCTCGTATATCCCTTGTTGCAGAGGTCCTGGGGCAAGCTCCCCGAAATAAGCCTGACCGTTAGCTAAGATTGTGACTCTAAAAGGCTCATTTCGGATGAAAAATAGGTGGGGAAACCGTTCAACCGCTCCTTTAATAATCGTATCTACAGCGGCTCGAATATTTACATCCACATAAGAGTCACTAAAAATATCTACACCGTACTCCTGTGCCGTCTCTGCGGTATAGTCTGAGGTAAATAGGGGAGATTCTGTTCTCAACAGATAGTATAGAAGCCTAGGAATATACGATTCATACATTTCTGTAATGGCTGAACTCGTATTAATGGGGTTTTGGACAATAATTGTGTCCAACGCATCAACTATACCCTCCTTAGTTCCTCTTTTTTTATACAGCCTCATAGCGTTAGCTATTTGGTTTCTCCAAGAGTCTTCGGTGCTGCCATAGAGGGTCCACCCTAATAGATTGGCAAGGTAAGGGAGAAAATCAACAGGGCAATCTCTAACAGAGGGGAGAGTCTCTAAAGATTCAACTTCATTATCTAAGTCTCTTAAAACATAGGATAAGGCGCGTAAAAATTTATGGAACGGTCCTGCTTCTTCTAATGACTGTAGGCGATCACTTGTCCCCAGGATGCGATTAAAGGCATCTTTAACCGTAGTGTCATCTCTGTCGATGTAAAGAGGGGAATAAATAATGTCATCGAACGTCTTTAATTTTTCTAAGTTTTGGGTTCCACTCGTAAAAGTACCTAGTCCTGAAACAAAGATAGAAGGAACCAACCCTACATCCAAGGTACTTAATCCATAGATAGTGGTATACTCATCAGTACCATTTTCTATGTAATCTGGGTCGTAGGCAGAGCCATCATAATAGTTTCTCCACACATACGTTTGGTAATCTTTTATAGCGTCATCAAGTTTATATGTTTTTCCTCCATAAATGTGGTTTACTAAAGCATCAAAAACCAGAGAAGAAGGATCTAAAGTTGGGCCACTAGTATTTAAAATATATAACCAATTTAGATTAGTTAGAAAATAATCATGCACCCCTGAGAATGTGGGAGAGTATACCCCTATATTATCATCAGCTAAAGTAGAAGAGTTTAAGGTAAATTTAGGAAGTAAGGTAGAACTTACATAAGCGGCAAACTCATTTGAGGTATCAAAAGATTTAAGTCTTTTCCCCACAGGGATTAGTATCTTTCGGTCAAACTCTTGAGGAGTAATATTGGTTAACTTATTTTGTTTAACAAAAAATCTAGAAAAGTCTTGGGGGGTATCAATAGAACTGTAAGCATTGTTATTAGGGATAGAACTTAAATGCAAGAACATAGAGTTCCCACCCACAGGCGAGCCATTTGCGGTTGAAATTAAATTAATTCCATCAATATGGCTGTTAATAATTTGATCAGTAAATTTAATCTGCTGCCCACTAACATCTATATCTTGATTAAGATATACATTTGGAGTAATTATTTTTACTGCTTCAACAAAATTAGATTTTGAGTATTTGCGAACCATTTAAATATAGCTGGTATTTATAGTAATATTGTTTAGTTGAATTACTTCATTAAAAGAAGGATTTATGGCGCTCCTGAAGTTGTCTATAGTTGCGTATCTAATTTTGTTTAAATTGAACAGTTGTCTGTTCAATTCCTCAGGAACAAAAGAAGTCCCAAACTCAAACCTATCATAAGAAAAAAACTGTTGAATAGTTTGTGTTGCTTCTGCTTTAGTAGTCTCTTCATACTCTATTAAAGAAATATCTATGTATAACGTTATAACTAGATCCAAAGTTCGTATTAAACCATCAACAATAACAATCTCATCAGTAATCATTTTCTTTTTACTCATAGCTTCTAATAACTGAGCTTTGTAGTCCACTGTTGCTTTTTGTAGTTGCAAGTTAGTAGCTTTTTGAAGAACAAACACATCAATAATGTTTGCCGAGGAATAAGCTTTTCTAGTAGCTGCTGTGCCAATAGCTCCTCCACCTGTAGGGCTTCTAAACCTAGAAATAAAAGATCTGAAATCATCTAAGGTAACAAGCCTGTCTTGTTGTTTAAATATAAGAGGACCGTTAGCTTTAGCTTGAGCCACTGTTTCCGCATCTATACCTCCAGTAATTACGGTAGTATTAGAAATAGTTCCTGTTCCTTGAGAGGTTGTTATGGGATTTTCTATACTAGCTCCTAGTATATTTCCTCTACTTCCCCCACCTACCCTATAAAGAACTTTATAGGTCGAGGAGTTAGGGGGAGAAGCTCCCACTTTCCCATCTCCAAATCTAACAAAAGCGTTATACACATCATCATAAATTACTTCAAACACTTGGTTGGTGTTTCCCGAAGCTGCAAAAATGTTATCTACCTGAAAATAAGTTCCTGATAACGGTTCCGCAGAGTCCACAAAAACTTGAACACTATTTTCTATAACAGGGCCTTGGGTTAAAGTAATAGTTTTAAAAATTTCAGTGGTATCAAAGAAGCCACTCTCTTCAACAAGGGAGCCTTCCAACAAGACTAAGTTATTCCATACCGTACTAGCGTCATTAACAACCTCGGCTGGGAGTAACTCTATGTCTGTACTATTAGCGTTCAAATTTTTTATCTGACCGTTTTGTGTTTTGTAAAGAGTGTAGGTAAGGGCTCCCCCATCTAACGGAGAGGTAATCGTAAAAATACGATTAGGGGCCTCAATGATAACCTCTGTAACCTCGGGAGTAATAGAGGTATTTAATTCCAAGTTAGTTGAAGCTCCTGCTGAGGTGGGACCTTTCATTCTGATCCCTATAAGCTCTAATAATTTTTTTACATTTCTTCTAGTTCTAGCAGTGGGAAGAAAGTTTTCATTTGCGATGGCATCTGTCTTAAAAGATAAAATGGCCCCCATATATGCCAGTAGTTCAGTAAACATTACTCCATAGTCAGATTCAACTATATTTTGATAATCATCAGCGTATGCTGCTTGTAAGTAAGAAATCATAGAGCTTCTTAAAGAAGCAAAATCAGTAGAGGAATAATTAATTAAGGCTTTCTTCTGTTCATCCGTTAACTTAGTGGAGATAAGTTTTTGAAAATCAGATTCCGCAGTGGTGAATGGGATATCGTCTGGTAAATTATAAGTAGATGTCATAGGCTTAGAGAAATTTCAGCTTGTTGGTTGCTATTAAATGAGGTGATAACCATGGTTATTTGTATAGTCGAAAGTCCGTTGGATTGCACTCCCCTTCCCTCTCCAACGTTCAACCCCAAGATACGCACTTCAGGGAGGTACTGGGAGAACCCGGAAATAATTTCATTTTTAATATTCATTTTGAGGTCAGGGGTAATAGGCTCAAATAAAAACCTATTCAAAGATAATCCAAAGTTAGGGAGCATTACTCTTTCTCCTCGCTCTGTTTTTACAAACTGTCTCACCATACTCTTTATTAACTCAAACCCTTTTGTTTTGATAAAGATACCCTTCGCAGAATTGTCTTTATCAAATAATGGAAATTTTACACCCCATACAGGTGCGAGAGCACCTGCATTGATTATATCCTCTTTGATAGGGCCAGTGTGAGTTATGCCATATATGGTGGTTTCGTTCATGTATAGATATTCTTAAAGAATCCCTTTTGTGCTTCATAATTTTTCCGCACTTCCTTAATAGTTAGGGCGCGAGAATAAAACTTTAAACTTCCTACATGTCCGTTTAAGCCACTTGAAATACCATGCCTGTCTCCCATGAAACCCCCCGGTAAAGTCATGGGGTGGGCTTCTACTGTGGCTGGGACAGTTACAGGCAACCCATCGGTCCACCCTCCTCCCACTATCCAAGGGGTGAAGTACTGATCGGTGCGCGGACCATTATCAAAGATATTACTATCCGACGATTGATTTACTGTAGCGTCGGAATAATAAAAACTAGCGTTGGGATAATCAGCCCCTGTTATAAAGGTGGGAATTTTAGGTGGCACTCCTCCCGCACTACCAAATACATTTTCCATAGAGGAGGTAGCCATCAGATTACCGTCCAAATAAACGGAACAGTTATTGTTCCGCGTATCAAAAGACATATGTATATGCATAAAAGCACTCCCTACATCGCTAAAAGCTTTAGGAGTACTTGTATCAATAGCATCATCATAACCACTAACGAGCAAACTATCTCTAACTACGAGCTTCCTGAACCCATTAGTGGTACAATCAGCGTTAGATGGTACAAACTCTACATTACTGGCATCCATAGAGAGCGTGGGTGCTATAAAGAAACAGCTAGACGCTATGGTAGAAGAAGTATCAGTATAAATATTCTTTGCTGGATCTGTATTAGGGCCTGGAATAATAACCTCATCAGAATAAATCATAGATTCTCGGCTAAACCCTATTAGTAACCCTCTTGTTGTATTGCTTCCCCTAGAATCAACTAACGAACTTACGCTCTCAACACCCAGGCTCCCTCCCGTATTTTCATTTGCCAATAAAATCTTATAGTAGTTGTAATCAGCCCACTGTCCTTGGCTGGGATATAAATTAGGCACTCCTGAACCATTAACTTCTTTTATATTTGCTGACGCTCCGTACTGAGGTATATTTACCCAGCATTCAATGCTGCAACCACTAGGCCCATAAAATAAATTTTGTAGATCCTGGATAGGGGGTAAGCGAAGTGACCCTGGGGAACTATTGAGCGTGTAATTACCGCTCATCA